CGCTGATTAGGCGTTTACCAATCCTGAGTTAACAAGAAAGGCACAAGGAAGAACGAATAGTCTAAGACCATTCGCCAAGATTGTACCACTGATGGACTAGCACTCGTTTTATAGAGATACTAGTTCGGCCTCTGAGCGTATAGAAATTACCGTACGCTCGGTCTGATGACCGCCTGACTCTGTCTAATAAAAGACCGAGCCCTTCGAAAGGTTGCCTTTTGGCAACGCTCACTGCCGCTAGCGGCAGATACCCTTCCCATCCGTCGATTTGACGGGCGCGAGGGGGGCAGACTTCGTCAAAGTTCTGAATGAAGCCTATGTCGCCGAGGTGATGTGGAACACCGAGCCGAAGAGCTCGTGGAACCCCTTCAACCAAACGATAATAACAGTGCCTAAACCGCTTATCACAGCCAGAATTAAAATGACTGCGATGAGCAAAAAGGCGGATACTGTTAGCCAGTTTAAAATAACTTTGAGCATTTCGAAGCTTTTCCTTAAGGAAAATAGGTTTGCAGTCAAACCCTCTGAAATAGTGCGAACCGCACGACTCCCGGAAGAGAAGATCTGGCGAAAAGAAACTTTTCGTCATATTCACTTTGAACCCGAGGAACGTGCAAAACTCAGAGAAGAGTGCGACAGAAGTCGTGGGGATTATAACGTCATCCCCGTAGACACTGATCGACCCGGTGCTACCTGTGTGGTCGCAGACCACGAAAGCAGCAGCGTAGAAAATCAATGACTCGAGCTCGAAGGTGAATCCGTTCCCCATACTGGAGAACTTCTCCCATCTTAGAACTTCCGACTTCGTCACGCCGAGTTTCGATCGCGAGGCATCCATGCAAATGAACCAATCCGTGGGCAAAAGCTCACGAACCAATTCACGTGCGATAGAGTCGCTCGCCGACGAAAAATCAATCGTCGCCAAATGACCAGTCTTACTAGCCAGCAGTGCCAAACGCTGGTTGTGAGTTTGGTCCTGAAGATCGATACCCACCCGAGCTAAGCGACGACGGATCATTGAGCCAATGCCTTTCTGGAACCAGAGATTCAACGCTGGCTCCACGGCAATGACGCGATCTGTCTTCGAGTTTTTCGGGACAGTGCATAATGTGTTCCCTACACCAAATTGGTCAAAGCCTTCTTCCCCAAATTTCCGGGTACTCAGATGCGCGAACCAACTAGGGTATGCCCGCTCCATCAGCGGACTTACGAGGGCGTACAAATCACGTGTTATCCCAGTCTCTGACTGGAACTTATTGGTAGCTGAAACGTGATTACCTTTTAAAGTGGTAGTCACGCCAGGGCCCCAATCTGCATTCTCGAACCACTCTTCACCATCAAACTTACCAAGAATCGATGCTATTTTTCGCTCCATTGCAAAAAGCAATGAGGCGTTAGACCCCCGGAACAAAGGGTCTAAAGAAAGATTCCGGAAACGTAGGTTGGTATGCTTACAAAGCTGCTCGTACTGAGCAAACTTTTCTAAAGCTACAACATCTTTCTTAAAAGGTACGACTAAGAAGTCGGCCTTCGACAGAAAGAGAGTTGCAGCGTAAGCATTGCGGAATGCGTAAACCGAATCGTACGATATTGCATCGCACGTCAAGGCCAACAATTGCTCATGCTCACCGTGCTTATACAGCAAGGCGACCGTGAGCGATCGAGCGCAATCCAACGAAGAGAGGTAGTCAAGAATAGACTTGTCGGTAGAATCCGACGGCGCGCGAAAGTTCTTCAGGAGGCTGTTCGCCTCTCGAATACTGTGCTCGTAACGAGACATAGTAGAAATCCCCTTCTCCAGTAACTGGAAGAATTAAGTCAATCTGGACGAATCAATAGATCGATTCGAAGTTCTGGACGGCGTTTACCATATTGGCATCGGCGAAGAGATTCTTCGCAAATGCAAACAGGTCTTTACGCTGTTGCAGAGTGCTACGCTCGGGCAAGTTAAACTCGAGGGTGGCCACCAGGTCATATGCTTTCGACGGCGCCGGCTGAATGCCGGTGGTCGTCGAAGGCGACGTGATGTCCAGGACTGGGGTGAACACTTTCGCAGTGACTTTGTAAACGCGGCTCACCGATGTTTTGGTGGGTTCGCGGACACTCATTGTCACGAGCGGATAGCCAAGGGGAATACCCCCCGAGCGATCAGCGAGGGTTGCGACGCCAGCGGAGTCGATACGGACTGGGCTGAAGGTGTGGACAACTGGGGTGGCTGCGCCATCCGCCAGGGTAATGTTAGCGAGAGCTGACATGAGTTCCTAATGGGTAGTTGTTACGACCTCGATGAAATTATCGAAGTCGGAGCTGCGAGAGGAGCGCCATAGCGTTCGCTAGGTGCCCATAAGAGAACGGATTTTTGAAATCCGGGAGGGCCGCAACGACAGGGAACGACGTGAGTCGTTGCCTGTTGACGGAGAAATCCTCCACGGTTTTCTTGATCGTCCCAAACGGACCACCAGAAAACTCAGGCCCTTCGTAGAACCGTACTCCTGTAGCCAACCGCTTCACTGAAGTAGTTAGGCTACCATTGTCAAATTGAAGACCTGCAGTAGCGTCAATTTGATTCAAGTAGTTGCCGATCGGTAGAATCCAATCGACGACAAAGGACCACGGAGCCAATTCCCAAGCGACCACTAGTGGGTTAATTATACCCAATTGAGCGAGCGTATGAAGATTGGCTGTTGGGACCGAATAGTTACAGACGTACTTTATCGTAACTGTTTCAGTACATGAATTTGTATCCATGTAATGATAAGTCGCATCATGGTATAAACCAGATACGGTTTCGGTCGCACTCTTCTTCGAGACGGCCCGTACTTTTTGATTGCGTGTAGCAGACTGGGCGATTTGCTCAGCTGCGCCATAACAATCATCAAGCAACGGTTTCCATCCGTACTGAAGAGCGAGCCACGCAGAGGACATCTGTTTCTCCTTTTCGTGACCCGTTCCATTTCGCAAGTTCCTTGAAACAGCGGCGAAAGCTCGCCGGTTCGCAGTAACTCCGAGGGATTTCGCTGCTTCAACAACGTTACCTTTTTTAAGGTTCAAAAGGGCGCGGTACAGTTTTAATGCTGTATCTGCAAACAAGTCTGCAGTCTGCTTCCGTTCCGCGTACATCTGAACTAGGTTGACGTGTTGGTCCTTCATTTTTAGGCGAAGGTCAGTTATTGCTCGGTATTTTAACGAGGCAATCTGAGCAGCTGAAACTGAAATGCTACCCACTCCTGTGTCATACCCCTGGATATATGCTGCTCCAGTACGGACATGATCATAGTAGTATGGGTAACTCGCGAAACGCTGCGTCAACTGTCCCACAATTGTGGGACCGACGATACGGCGTCTAGTGAACTGAAATTCGTTCACTGGCAACGGAGCTCCTGACTTCTGGAGCGCCCGAAACCCGGGAGTAGTCGAAGAAGTACGGCTGGTCACGATATAATCAACAATACCATTAGACCCTCGCTCGGACTGGATAGTCGCCACCACTTGACCCGTTCCGATAACGGATTGGATATAGTAGTGGTTGTAATCAGCACCGCCGAGGTAGGTATAGTTTTTTGTTACGGGACCGGCCATTTCGACTCCTTTCAGGGTGATTAATAAGCGCGTTAACGCGCGTATCAGAGCATCCTCTAACGTGCGTGCATGTTAAAGGACCCTGGGTCTGCATAGACCAGGACCAAGAAACCTCCCAGTCCTCACTTACGGTCTGGTGGAGTATAAAGCAACTCATGCAACGAGCTAACAAGCTCGGTGCGTTGCTCGACACTCAGTAATGGCAAGAGATCCGAGAATTCGGCGTAGGGATTTGCATCCCCAAGCTTCTTACTCAAGATCATTACCATTGCTCTTATTTTGGCGAACTGCAGGCGTTGATCGAAATCGACTTCTGTAGGTTCCATGATAAGCTCCAGTGTAGGTGGGGGTTGGAG